AGCTTAATAATCTCATTAGCTTTTTCTTCGTTTTCAGCGGTAGCAAATAATTCTGCCATTACTTGCCCCTCAGCTTCATGAGCTTACTAGCACCACGCACTCCAAATGACGCAGATACCGCAAGAAATAATAAATACTGATACCAATCTGGAAGAGTATCCAAAGCATCAAAACCGTCAGAAACCCTGCCAAGAATATCGGGGTCATCAACGATAATAGAGTAACCAACACATAAGAGAGGAATGGATAAAATAACCGTCCAAAACTCATCCTTCCATGAGTTGGCGGAAGCATCAGCCATTTTTTCTTCCCAGGTAGCTGTATTGCTAATGACTTGCATTTTTGCTTTATGGCTGGCTTGAGATTGCTCATGTTTGTTATCCATCCATGACTTAGCAAGATTAGCGATTGGGCCAACTAAAAACTGTAAAGCCATCAGTCATCATCCTTCACAAATTGACCTTTATCATTGCGCTTCTGCTTTCGGCCTGTCAATTCTTGAACCGTATCAGTCTCCCAAATGCGGATGCCGACCCAGATAATTGTAAATAGGGCAGAAAGTGGCGGAAGAATAGCAGACACCGTACCAATAACAGTGCCAAAGCTGATTACATCTATTACTTGTTTTGTTGGTTCTTCCATCACTATTTCCCCGATACCGTTGTGATAATAAATGTAATTAACAAACCAGCTATGCCTACAAGAACTGCAATCCAAAATGATTTAATTAGTGCGTCCTTCGCTTCTTGTTGTGCATAAACCTCTTTCTGTCTCTGTGCCTGAACTTCTTTCATACAGTTACGGTACTCTTCTACACCTTCATTACCGTATGCGTACTTCAATAATGTTATTAACTCTTTCTTTTGAGTTTCTATTCTTTTTTTTGCGGCAAACATTTGAGCCGCTTCTGCCTCTATTGAGCTTGCAAACACCACCTTTTTAAGTGGGTTGGTTTTTTTCTGCTGTCTTTGGTTAGCATACAAAACATCTGATGCATGGCCTTGCCATCTGGCTACTACTGAAAACGTATCCTCAATAGACTTCCCTGCCTCAATAAATGCTTTGACCCCTGCGTATGCTTTGGTTGCCGCCGCCGCCGCTGTGATCGGGTCAATCATTGGTAACCTCGTAAACTACATAAGGATCACAGTACGAGCTAAAATACGGCAAGTACCAAGTGTAGGTCTGATCCGATTCGCTATTTAGCTCCTTGTAGCGACATATCCGGTAATGCTCCAGCCGTGTTCTGCTGCCTATCGCCCACGTATATACATAGGTGTCCAACACCAGATATAAGACGATAGTTTCCACATATCACGGCTTTGTAGGCCAGTTGATTGTGCCGGGAAAATCTGTCTGCTGTGGCACATCACGCAACGCCTGTCTATACGTTTTCATGGCGTCAGACATCGTGACATCTGCTAAAGCGTAATGATCTGTTTCCATTAACAAAGCAGTACGCTTGGCTCTTTCGGTTGCCGCCAAAGCCGCAGTATTTTCCGTGTCATATGCTGTCTTTTGCGCCGCCACCGTCTGAACATCACCGTTTTCATCGGTGTACTCAGTAAACATCTCACGCTCTACCCACGCATATACCCAGTTGCCTTTGCCGTCCTGCACAGCGCCGTTACGCACAACAGATTTGTATGCCGCGCTAGGAGAAGGAGCAGGAGCCTCTAATACAGGGTCAACACCCAGCGCATCATGGACAGAGCTATTCCACGCTTTAGGAAAACTCATGTTTTTGTTTTCAGCACGGAGTTCAGTGTCCGTCTTTATTTCACCGCTTGACCTGTTTCTATATTCTGCCATGTCAATTCCTATGCGATTGCTAAAAATATGTAAGTGCCACTAGAAGCATTAAGTCCCGCTGGCGCTGATGATGTCACCGTAAATCCAGAGCTAAGAGGGTCTATATAATCTGTGTTGGTCACTTGTGCGGCTGTTGAGTTCAATAAAAGGTAGGGATCATTACCAGCTACAATTCCTCTAAGGGAGTCATACACATACCAACCACCACTGCTGTCTGTGCGTTTTATTAAAATAAATCTAGCGCCAGCACTAAACCCACAGTCAACATTTAGATCGCTACCTGTTCCTGTGTAGCTACCGACTTTTGATATGCCAGCAACAGAGGCAAACAAATAAATAATGTATAGGTCGCTACTTCCATTTATATAACCATCAGAACCAACACTAAATACTTCGTTAGTAGGCGCTGTGTCATTCCATATGCCACTATAGGTAGCAACTGCATTTTCGCTTTCAAGCCGGGCATACTTAGTTGCGCCGTTTGCCGCGTCATAAGTCACCCAAGGTATATTGCCTGCTGTATTACTTCTATTTTTAGCAATCATTAACTCAGGCACAGCGCCTAAATTATGAATAATCGTTCTAGCAGACCCAGTTCCAACATAAGTTACAACATCAAAAAAGCCGACAGAACGAGTAAACATAAAGCCAAGTCTATTACTAGCTACCCCTGCGTTATCACTAAATCCATTCTGATAATCAAAAGCTGATAGCGTGGCACTGGTTTCTGTATTTGTGCCATTTGTATATAACTGCTTGCCTTGCGTCAGTCTGGCTACGATAGGAAAACTACCACCTCCAGTTTCAGGACGGAGTGCCATGTCAACAGGAGAGTTAGAGCGATACCCCGGCAAGCTACCCGCACTTCCCTCTGTATCCAAGGCAAACAAATCAGTAGCCGCAAACTCTGATGCTGGCTTGTTTGGGCGGCGGATGGCTACGTAGATGTAGTCGCGGAGGGCATTTAAATCAACTCCGCTTTCATTTATAAACCCAAAGCCGTTTGATCTTGGGCCAACACGACCTGCTGTAGAGCTTGACTCCGCATTAGTTGTGTTAGGTTGCAATGTTGCACTGTCTGCACTGTTGTCAACTATAAAGCCGCGCATCATGTCAACAATTACCCAATTTCCTGAGTCACTACTGCTTTTAATTAACACCCACTGAGGCTCAAATCCAAGATTAATATCTTGAGTTCCATCATTACCGGAATAGCTCCCACACTTAATAATGTCCTGATCACCGTCCTCACCATACTCGCCATCGCCATCGTTATGGGCAAATAAATACGCCACATAATCTTGCCCAGAACCATTTACCCAGCCATCATTACTTACTGTAAATTGGGTAGCAGTGGGGTCAGTATCATTCCAATATCTGGAATTACTACTGCCGCTTTCGTAAGTGCTTTTTGTGTCAGTCGTGTTTAGAAATAAATAATGGCCTTTGCCTATACTTCTATGAAAAACAGGCCAATAAGTGCTTGATGTAACCGATTTAATAAGAATCATTCCCGGCACAGAGCCAAGGTTGTGATTTATAGCGCGACCATTAGTTGCGTTTCCACTGTACGTAACTATGTCAAAAAACTTTTCTGCCTTGCGGAATGTCCAAGAAACGTACTCATCATTAGTATTGTTATACGAGCTACTTCCACCTATTCTGTAGCCGTTTGAGTTAAATGCAAGGAGTCCTTGGGAGTCTGTTCCCTCAGCGTCAGCAGCACTTGAATATAAACTTTTTGTAACGCCCCGTGCTGTATCAGAAAGGTCATGCGCTCTTGTGGAGTTTCTTTTTTTAGTCCAAACCAACCCACCTTCGCCAGCAAGGTCAATGCCATTAACTATATCTGTGTTGCTATAAACGCCCGTATATACATACGTAGAAAACACATCATCAACGTAAACCGGATCGTCTACAGCACCAGCGCCTGCAAGTAGTCTTAAAGCTCCGTTACTCATTAGCCCATCGCCTGTCCAGCAGTAAAGCCGTAATACGTTGTGCCACCATCTCTAGTAAAAAACACAAATACATCTACTCCATTATTTGTAGTTGTAAGGGTTGGTGCAGTTGCCTCCGCCCAATCAACACTGCCGGGCCATGTGATTGTTCTGGCTGTAGAGTCTTGAATGATCTTTAAAATAAACACGGTGGCTGTATTGTTCGCACCGGGATTGCTAAATGTGTAAGTAACATTCTCAGTGAGGTCATGTTCAAAAACATTACCAAGCTGAAGGTTAATTGTGGCGGCATTAGAACTAGACGTTATTGTGTTTACGTCATCAGTCGTTCCCGCATCAAAATTAACAACGCCATTGGCATCCGCAGTTACGGCCTTAGATGCTTCTGTCAATCCAAGCGTTGTTATATCTAAGTAATTAAGCTCTGCTGTAGTCGCTGTAACGCCATCAAGAATGTTTAGTTCTGCAGTTGTGCTGGTTACGCCGTCTAATATATTAAGTTCTGTAGCCGTGGCTGTAACACCATCTAAGATATTTAACTCAGCCGCAGTAGATGTGATAGACGTTCCTGCAATTTGCAGGGTTGTTGCGTTAACTTCTCCAGATGATCCATACACAACAGCTTTGCTATTTACAATTGTTCCTGCACTAGAGCCATCTACTAAGTTTAGTTCAGTCGCAGTAGATGTTACGCCATCAAGGATGTTAAGTTCTGCTGTAGTGCTTGTAATACCATCAAGAACATTTAGTTCAGTAGCGGTTGCACTAATGGCTACATCTTCGTTGAGTTTAGGAGAGGTAAGCCTTTTATTAGTTAGTGTGTCTGTGGTTGCCCTGCCAATCAATGTGTCTGTAGCCGCAGGCAACGTCAGTGTTACGTTACCACTGTAGTCGCTATGTGCGGCTGACTGAAGCTGTGTGTAGTGTGCGTTACTAGACTCGCAATAAAACTTAATGTTAGATACAGAGCCGCCATTCTTTAAAACAATCTCGCCTGTCTGTATATCTACATTACCATCAATTCTTACAACACCAGTTCCGTTAGGCGTTAAGGCAATATTTCCGTTAGATGTAGAAACTAAAGCATTTCCGTTTACATCTAGATCACCACCAAGCTGGGGCGTGGTGTCTTCAACAACATTAGAAATTTCTGAACCAGAAACAAGGCCAGCAGTTAATGTAGATCTAGTAACTTTCTTTAGCCCACCACCAGAAGTATCTACAGCCAAAAGAACGTCATCATTTGCAATTGTAGATATTTCTGATAGATCTCCTACGGCTGTAGGATTAAAGTTTGTTCCATCAGCAATAAGCAAATGGCCTGCGGTGTTTGTTGCCATTACAAGATCATCACCGCTAATAGTAAGGTCGCCTGTAACAGTTAGATTACCGCCTATTGTATCAATTGCAGACTCAAAATAAGTTTCAAAGTCTGTAAGGGCTACTTGCTTCATGGTGCCGTTGTCATTCACAACAACACGATCAGCATCAGCAAGCGTTGTAGATGAGGCGGCTGTATCGCCGTCCATTATGTTTAGTTCAGTTGTTGTAGCCGTAACCCCATCTAAAATGTTTAGCTCTGCCGCTGTTGACGTAACACCGTCTAATATGTTTAGTTCAGCCGCTGTAGATGTAACACCATCAAGAATATTTAATTCAGCTGCTGTAGATGTTACACCGTCTAAAATATTTAGTTCGGCGGCAGTAGCAGTAATAGCAGTACCATTAAAATTAATTGCGTCTACGTAGGCTGTGCCGTCTATATACAGGTCTTTAAACTCAAGTGAGCTTGTTCCTAAATCAATATCATCATCTGTTACAGGAACTACTGCACCATCTTGAACACGAATTTGCTCTACTGCACTGCTAGAGACTTCTACAAAAAAACCTATGCGATTATTAGTACCGTCTACTGTAATCTTATTTAAAAAATCTAAATCACCAATGGTGGGAATATTGCCGCCTTGTCCAGCAGAACCATCATGTCTGTGGCCTGTGGAAGATGCAGATGAACTAGAGTATGCAAAAGCATTGAGTAACTGATTATATTCATCGTTAAATAACGCGGCAGTAATGGTATCGCCATCTGCAAATGTACTTTGTCGTGTATAACTTTGGGCCATTATTATCTCCTACCTGATGGCATATAATCTATGTAAAAACCATTTACACCATACGGGCTTCTTGTGTCGTTTGATCGTAGGCGTATACTAAATGTATTGCCACTACCAGTAACTGTTTGTCGGAACATGGGATCTGAGCCTGCCCCAAATGTAGCCACACCAAAAACCGCATCCCCAAATATTCCTAAAAGGGGTATGGTTGATAGTGTTATGTCTGAAGGCTGTGGTATGTTTAAATCTTTGTAATCATACCGCAACCTTAAAACTGGCTGTAATGTTCCTTCCGGTGAAAATGATGTGCGAATATATTTTAAAGTTTTTCTTGTGCCTATATCTCCACAATCAATGTCAGGTGTTTCATAAGTCGCTAAGATATTAGCTTCACTACCACTATGTATAAATGAGTCGCCTGTATCGTGGTTATAAACATATCCATCTTTGTCACCATGAAAAGCAACTTCAACTACATTTTTGTTAAAGTCTGATGTAATACCTAGTGCTTGTATTCCTAAAGTTTCGGACCACTCAAAACCCTGTCCTGTAAATGTTCCAATGACGCCTTTAGCTTGTCCCGGCTCTTGAGAGGTTGTAGAATAAAATAAACGATACTGTGACTTGGATCGTAGTACAGCACTTGTAATAACAAACTGTCCTGCTCGTGATGCTAAAGAACTTATAATATCTTGTATCTGTCGAGATATAGAACTTAACTCAACGTCACCAATACGGGCTGTACCAGCAATAGTACGAATACCGTCTGGAGCCAAAAAGACTAGATCACCTCCTACCTCTTGAATAGAGTAATGTGATAAACATCCTACATTTTCTGTAATTGGATCTATGCGGATATTTGAACTATCATTAATATTGATAAGCTTTTGAATACTGTTTTTAGAAAAAACAATTAAGTTTTCACGGAAACTTTTAATACCTTGGACTTGATCTGTTATAGCTACAGAACCAGAACCACTACCACTAAAGTCATCAATGTCATTGTAGACACTATAAAATACAGTGTTTAAGTTATCTTGTACTCCAGCGGCAATTAAATGATGATCGTGGATCGTTACATACTTTACGCCTTTTGTTCCTGTAACTGTAATCTCAGATGCAAAGAATGTTCGAGAACTAACATCACCTCCTGTACCTTCCATTCTAAATAAAAATGGTTTATTACTTCCGTCAGCAATTACTATTTCACCATAATCAAAGTCAGCACCTTCTGATAAAGCAAAGGTGCATTGGCCTTGAGTAGAGCGTGTAAGAACTGAGCGGCCTGTAAATGTTGTGTGATTGTCGCCGCTGGCTGAAACACTAGATCTGTTTATTTGTAACCAGCTTGTGCCAGTGTTGCTAAAAAATATATCAGTGCCAGAACAAACAATAACGCCATCACCATATGCCGCCATGCCTAAAATAGCATTAGAGCTATTAGGCCGTGCAGAAGAAGCACCGCCATAAGCCGTAAAACCATTTATGCGACGATAACCACCATCAGGATCTACCTCAAAGTTTTCTAGTATTTTGGCAAATCCCGGCTGACCTAAAATTTCAATAGAGTTTAGGTTTGTATTTAGACCACCGCGACATGAAAGACCATATGCCTGAGACACTAAACAAACCTCATGCGATCATCTTTTATGTACTTAGGTGTTTGCACCATTAAAGCATTTTTCATAAGACGTAAACCCCTACGATACTCTTCTAGTGCTAAAGCGGCTGGCTGAATATTTTCTTTAAACTGATGCACGTAATACCTAGCTCGTGCAAGTAAAACAGTTTTGTAAATATCAGGAAAAACAATTGTGTCGCTGTGTGCTGATAGCTGTGTAGGCTGATTAAAAGCAAAAAAGTGGACTTTGTATACTTTGTTAGGTATAGGGCTTAAACCAAAGTTTCTTCCATCACTACTACGGAATACTCGTCGTGGTTCTCCACCATTAGCGTCTTCAGCATCGTCTGCATTTTCTTGCATCCGATGAAAGTCTTTCCATTCTTCTAAAGTTATAAACTTTAGATTTTGGCTGACATAAGGAGCCGCCTCACCTGATACACCGACTGTTGTAAGATAAAAATCATCCCAATCAATATATCCATAATCATCTGCAAGAGATGAGCTTGCGGCCTTGAGTTCATACCATCGTTGATTAGCTACGGTAGAAACAGCTACATTACCATACAGCGGATCTGTTGAGCCGCTTTCGCCTACAGACAGAAAAGGCCATTGAGGTTCTTCAAGAACAATATCAAGGTATGCTCTATTTACACAGTCTTGAGCGTGTGCCTGAAGCCCAATAGCAGAAGAAAAATTACTGGAGGTTAGTACAACCTCGTTCATTTCTCTTAACAGTTCGTTAGTAAGCTGTAGGTATGTAGTCGCCATTATTTTTTATGAGCCTTTTGTATTTCAAAGTTAGCTTTTTTAGAAGCCCCTTTATGAGGCTTAAAGCCCCCCGCTGGATCTTTCATCAGCTTGAAGCTTTTGCCATGTTTCATCCAGTGGTAGCCTTTAGGTGCCGCGACTTGCATCAGGCTTCTCCTGCTCGTTTCGTAACTTCGGATATTTAATATCACCCTCCTTACGATACGGAAACTGATTGTCAGTCATCTCAGCACAAATCTTTTCTTTTTCTTGAATAGACTTGTACTCACTACGAGCTACTTGAGTAGTCATTAGTTTGGCCCAGTAGTCGGCATTGCAGTGTCAATAGTATTGCCGTATGAAGGCTGTCCACCACCAGCATACATAGAGCGATGTGCTCCACCATGCTTTTTATCTTTACGCATCATTTTTGAACCCATACCGCCGCCCATCTTTTTCATGCGCTTCATTTTTTCTTTATCACCATGCATCATAATTACTTCTCCTTTTTTCCAAAGATACGATCATAATTTGAGTCATATTTCTTTTTGTTTTCACCAGTATAAAATGTACCGCTTAGGGTCTTTCGTCTTTTAGGACTCATTCTAATTGGCTTTTGTTCTGTTCCAATCTGTGGCATAGCTACTCCTAACGCTTAACAGTGTACTTAACACCACGGTATACGTATGTAATTTCCATAGCGAACTCCTCCAAAGGTTATGCGTTCCTTCGGGGATAATCCCCTACTTCCGTCCTATAAGGATGAACGTAGCTGAAATAAAGGGGGAGTATTTCATCCCCCTGTAGTATTTAGTCGATGCCGTAGAAAGCAGATACGAGAGCTTCAGGTCGCAAAACCTTAGAACCGTAAACGTGCAGTCCACGAACAATGTCACCAAAGCTATCAGGATCACGGATAACTTCTGTATTCACAATTGTTTGTGCAGTACAGGTTGATGACATATGACCCGCCAAACACTTACCAGCGGCATTGCTAGTGGCGGCAATGTTGTTAGTCTTGTACATATCAAAACCACGCAACTTACCAGAGCTAACCAATCCATTACGGATAGAGCCTTGACCAGCGTTGAAGTCTACGCTCATCAGCTTAGATGAGGTTTGAACCAACTGCTCGTAAAACTCAGGATTAGCCAAGAACCAACGTCCTTCTTCCGGTACATTAGCTTCGTCAAGAAGACGAGCCATGTGAGAAAGAACATCAATTGGATCGTGCTCACCAGATGCAAAACCAATGTCGAGGTTACCAGTACCGTCAAAAGTACCAGCCGCAAGATCAGTCGCGTTATCAGAACCAAGAATGTGGTTGGGTGAAGATGCAGAAACACCAGCAAACATAGTCACAAGTACACCTTGGTCATACGCATCACGCAGGGCGTAAGCGGCTGAAGAAGATGCAACTTCCTTAAAGTTTACGTGTGACATTGAAGTTTCAATATCATCTACGATAAACTTAAATGCGTTTGCGGTATCTACTACAAGGTTGATCTCTTGGTCCGTCAACTTAGTAGCAGTTACATCTTGACCACGCTCGTACTGATAGACGGTGATCTCTGGCTCTTTGATGATACGCACTGTGTCACCATAAGCAGTAATCTCGCCAGCATAGTCAGTGTTAGTAATACCTTCTACAACTGATGACTTTCGGAAGAAGTTGAGAACCTTCTTGGAATAGACAGCAGGAAGAAAGTACGAGTTAGTTTGACCCGCAACAGAGTTTGCAAAGTTGGCATCTGTATCTGTTGACGGCTCAAAATATTGGTCAGATTGATTATAAGCCATTGTTAAAATCTCCTAAAAAAGACAAATATTATTTTGCTACTCGTCCTTCTTGGATAGCCAAGTCAATTTCTTTTTCAAAACGATCATAGTCATCCATAGACAGAGAAGCAATTTCCCGTTGTGTCCAAATCTTGGCTTGTTGTGGCTCAACTCCGGTTGTCTTTGTTGATACCATATCAGCCGCATTGGAGCGTGAAAGTTGTGACTGTCGAGAAGACTTTTTTATTGCAATATTATTTTCCATTTTATAAAGATCTATTGCACGACTTGCTAAACCTACATTATCTGGGTTGTTGTAAATCCAACGCTGAATATCTTCAGGCTGGCCCTTTGCCCATTCGTGAAACTTGTCATCACCCCTGAT